TTTTTTCTAGGGAATTCTGCTGATACTTATTTAGATAAGGTGAATCGACAAACAGATTCACCTTATACCAAAAACGAACAATTAGGCTTATATTATGCTTTACATAATAAGGTGGTCGATGCACAGGAAACCAGTAAAGCGGTAGAGATGCTGCAAAGCATAGGGGAAGGTGCAAGTTTGACTGCTGATGAGTTGACCAGTATTGCGCTTACTTTAAGTGATATGCAAAAGGCAGATCAAGCCACAATTGAAATGATAGATTCTTTTCAGAATGGTAGTGTTGATGTTTATCAGGAGTTGGCTAACGAAAAGGGTATTACATCTGAACAAGCGCGTTTGCAGGTTCAAAATGGACAAATCAGTGGTCAAGAAGCTTCCGAAGCAGTCTTAAACGCTATGTATGGTGCAACTGCAAATGAAGGTTTATCTACATATGAGCAAAAAGCACTGACCTGGGAAAATTCATTAAAGTCTTTAAATGAAGCGGAAGGAGAAGGGTATAATTCTGAACGCGAAGCACAATTAGAGCAAAATATCAGTTGGTTTGAAGAGCATAAACAAGAATTATTAAATTATAAGAAAGAAATTGGCCGTGGAAAAGCACAGCTGGATAATGCCCTTGACCAGCACATGATAGAACAAATGGATGCATTTTTGAAAGATCCATATAAAAATGAGACCGATGGGCTTTACGACGAAAACAGCGATTTAGATCGACGATTAATTTTAGAGAATAATTGGTCTATGATTGGCATAAAAAGACAAGAAGAATTTGCAAAATCTGAAGAGGGAATGTCGTTATATAATGCAAATGCCAATCTTGCCCAATCTGTGGTGGAAAACTCGATTGTAACCTTTACACAAGATATTTATGCTATGGAGTCCATTTTTTCTGAAAGTGTTTCCAATACACTGGACAGAGTGAAAACATATGCAAATGCAATTTTAGCGGATGCAATTGAGAAAAACAATATGTCGGTTAATATGAATAATCTTGGTGACATAAATGCAGCTATAGAAAATGGAGATTTACAAAAAAATGGATACTCACAGAATGTATTAGGGAAGTATATTGATAAATATGATTCATATACTTTCGGTCATAATGCAGGAGGCAGTTCTGCTATGTATAGAGCCAAACGAAATTCTGGCATTCCGGGTTCTTCCATGTATGCATCCACCGCATTTGGTCTTGAACGCGTTCCGTATGACAATTATCCGACTTTATTGCACCAAGGCGAACAGGTATTAACCGCACAACAGGTACGTCAACAAAAAAATATACCTAGCGTTACTGTAACAGGAAATCAATTTGTAATTCGTGAAGAAGCAGATATTACAAAAGTAGCAAAAGCCTTTGTGGCTGAAATGCAGAAAGCTTATGCAATTACATAATTGGCGGCAAAAGGTATTCAATATTTGAATGCCTTTTGTTTTTACAAAAGATTTATGCTGAAAAGCAATTTAGTTGAAGTAATTTTAAAAAGGAGGAGCTATGCTACGAAAATTTATTTTTAAATATGGCGAAGGCAGCGAATATATTTTGCCGATTTCTCCTAAATCTTTCAAAGTAGATTATGGTATTCGAGTAGAAACAGTGAATATTCATACCATGGGCGATGTCAATATTGCAGGTTACAGCACTTTGTCAACCATCAGCATTGACTGCATGTTTCCCTCAAAAAAATATCCGTTTGTTGTGGGAACCTATCATGAAAATCCTTATACATCGGCGGAAATGTTTATCAAATGGGCTGAGGAGCGTACAAAACTGCGTTTTGTTGTTTCGGACACCACAGTAAATTTACCGGTGGTAGTAGAAAACATCACTCTGTCTGAGCAGGATGGTACCAACGATATTTATGCTTCCATTAAATTAAGACAAGTACGGGAATTAAATGCAATTCAAACAGAGGATGCCCCTGTAGAAGAAACGCCTCCTCATATGGATTATTACACAGTGGTATGGGGAGACACCATGTGGGATATTTCTTATCGCTATTACGGTGATGCAACTCTTTGTTGGAAATTGGCTTCTTATAACGGTATAGCCAATGCAAATTTAATATATCCCGGACAAGTTGTCACAATTCCGGACCGTTCTTTACTGTAGGTGAATGATTATGAATATAACAATCAAAAACAGTGATGGTACCTTTGATATTACACAATTGGTAACAACCGTTTCGTTATCCGGTGATTATCAGCAATGTTCCAGAACGTTGGATTTTTCTATGGTATCTTCTCCAATCGACAACAGCATTCCTTCCATTCGTTGCGAATTGGGAAATGCTGTCACCTTAACGGAGAATAATGAGATTATGTTTCAAGGAAATATCTTCAGCAGGCAAAAAAGCACCAATGGAAATACCATTGATGTTACTTGCTTTGACAGGGGATTTTACTTAAAGAAAAATGAAGCTACCTATAAATTTACCAATCAAACTCCTGAGGCAATCGCGCGGAGAATTTGCGGAGATTTCAGCATTCCTGTAGGAGACATTGCATCCACCGGAATTTCCATTACGAAAAATTTTATTGGACGCAATTTATACGATATCATTCAAAGCGCATATACCATTGCATCTGAAAAAACACATAAAAAATATATTACCAGATTTGAAGGTACAAAGCTTTGCATTCGCGAAAAAGAAGGTCAAAAAAATACTTTGGTATTGGAAGGCGGCTCAAATTTAATGGATGCAAGTGTATCTGAAAGCATTCAAAATATGGTAAATCAGGTAGTCATTTATGATTCCAATGACAATTTGATTAAAACCATGAAAAATGATGAATATATAAAACTTTATGGTCTTATGCAAAATTACATGTCCCAAGGAAAAGATGATGTCTCGGACAAAGCACAAAAAACTTTGGATGACAACGGAGTAACCCAAAAAATTACGGTGAACAATCTTGGAGATATCCGTAATATTACCGGAAATTCTGTCATTGTCAAAGAACCTTATACGGGAATCAATGGACTGTTTTACATTGATGGTGACACTCATACATGGAAAAATGGAATTTACTTGAATAAATTGGTTTTAAATTTAAAAAATGTCATGGACGAAAAAGAATCAGGTACAGATCCGACATAGGAGGAGAAATATGGAAGAGAATCCTTTTTCAGCTTTAATTAATATGCAGAGAAATGATGTTAACCAACGACAGCGTTCAGTCTTTCAAACATTTCGTATCAGTACATTGTTAAATCATTCTCCGTTTACAGTCAAAATTGGTGGTATTCCGTGCAGTGGAACAGAACTGTTAATCAATCAAACGTTATTAAATGAAGAAACAAAACCAAATATAGGAGAGCAATTGATTACGGTAAGCAATCAAGACGATTCTATGCATTTGGTTTTGTGTAAGGTGGTGAATGGATGAATTTATTTCCAATGATTCAGCCGGAACTGGAATTGAAAGATGCATCTTTACCCATGTATAAAGAAATTGCATGGGATTTTGAACATAATATTCCAATTTATAAAAATGGAAGTCCCAAATGGATTACGGGAAAAGAAGCTGTATTGGTTTGGGCTTGGAAAGCGCTGCATGTACAAAAATATAGTTATCCAATTTACAGTTGGAATTACGGATGTCAGTTAGAATCATTAATTGGACAAACAGTATCGGAAGAATTGAAACAGAGTGAAGCCATGCGTTATGTGCGCCAAACTCTAACGGAAAATCCTTATATTACTGATGTAAAAGAAGTAAGCGTATCTTTTACAAATGATGTATTGTCAATTTCGTGCATACTAAATACACGTTATGGGGAGGTGAAAGTCAATGCTTGAGTTCAATACCCAAACATACGAGGAAATAAAAAACAAAATTTTAGAAGATATGACATCTGATGCAGACAAACGGGAAGGCAGTTATACCAATGAAATGGTAAGCGCGGTAGCTTATCAAATTTGGAATTTATACTGTTCTATGGGAGCTATGCTGCCAATTGCATTTGTAGATGAAACATCCGGAGAGTACATAGATAAACGTTGTGAAGAATATGGCATCAAACGAAAAGAAGGAACAAAAGCAATCGCCACGGTTACTCTGCATCATGAATCTGATATGACGATAGAAGCCAATACAGAATTTGCAACAGATAGCGGTTTGATATTTGTAAATACAAATCCGGTTGAAATATCAAATGGGGAAGGAAGCGGTGAAGTAACTGCAAGAGAAGTAGGGGCACAGTACAACGTTCCGGAAAACAGCATTCATCAGTTCGCTGTTTCGCAAAGCTCCTTGCCCACCGTTACCTCTACAAGCGCGAACGGAGGTACAGACCCCGAAACAGATGCAGAACTGGTAGAACGTTTATACCAATATTTAAGAAAACCAAGTACAAGCGGTAATATTTATGATTATGAAAAATGGGCTTTATCAGTTGCAGGGGTAGAGTCTGCGAGAGTCATTGAAAAATATCAAGACAAAGCGAATCAATTGTTGATTTTAATTCTTGGAAAAGACAGTGAACCGGTTGATACAGTCATTGAAAATAACTGTAAGGCATACATAGAGACAGTTCGCCCTATTGGTGCAACTGTGTTTGTAGAAAGTGCAAAACGATTTCCTATTTCTGTTCATGCAACTGTGAAATTGGTAAATGAAGAAGAAATGGACGAAAAAAGGAAAGAAAAAGCAATTTTGTCCATTGGTGAACAGTTTAAAAATTTGTTGGATGCTTACTTGAAGAATATTGCTTTTCAAGAGTACAACATTAATTTTCACAGAATCTCTTATATGATTTTAAATGTCGATTTAGTAGATGATTACACTTCGTTCCTTATCAACGGTGTAACTGATGATGAAAACCAAGGCGTCATTGAAATTGATTTTAATCAAGTACCTTCTTTGGAGTCAATCACTATCAATCATGTGGAAGTATACAAACGGGAGGGGTCTTAACATGACAAGAGACGGAATCAAGGCAATACATCCCCTTATTGAGCAATTACCTGACTTTTATCAGAACAGTCCGGAAGTAGTCGATTTACAAAATGCATTTACCAAGCAGATAAATTCTGCATGGATGCAGCGTGAAGAATTTTTAAATCAATTAAATGTCCAAACTGCAACTTGGTCGTTACCTATATGGGAATATTTATATGGAATTGAGGTTGATACCACCCGTAGTTTGGAGTTTAGACGAGCTTGTATTTTATCAAAATTGCGTGGGAATGGGACTGCAACGTTAGAAATGATGAAAAACGTTGCAAAGAGCTTTTGTAACAGCGATGTAGAGATAATTGAATACAACGACGAGTTCCGTTTTGAAATTAAGTTTGACGGAACAGCATCAGCCATTGAAAATAAAGATGGTTTTTTGAAAGCGATTAGAGAGCTGAAACCGGCTCATTTACAAGAAACATTAATTGAAATGACTTCATTGCCTTCAACACTTTATGTTGGAACAGCAATCGGAAGTTACAAACAGGAGGTGATTTGTAATGTCAACATCTAAATGGACATCCGTTATTACAAATGCGGGAAAAAACTTATTGTCTTATATTTCTGAACAGCATCTTGTAATAACAAAAGCTGAATGTGGTGATACAAGAACAGAAGGCAGTTTGGAAGAACTAACCGGCATTCAAAATCCGAAAGATATGGTTCTTTATCCATCACAATCCATTGAAAGTAATTTACAATTTCGCATAACACTCAGCAATCAAAATATTTTAACTGGTTTTTCTTTATATCAAATTGGTATTTACGCAAAACTGGAAAATCAAGAAGATGATGTATTGTTTATGGTAATACAGGCAGCAGAAAATCAGCCTGATATCATTCCTTCCAATCAAGAAAGTCCAAACTATGTTAATGATTACGTGGTACGTCTGATTGTGGCAAACACAAATCAAATTACGGTTCAGGTAACAGCAGACGCCTATGCAACCACAGGTGTTGTGTTAGATTTGAAAACAGAATTAAAATCTGATATTCAGAGTTTACAAAATACAAAATTGGATGTTGCAAAATTGAATGTCTCTAACGGAGCTGCGGGTTTGGATGAAAGCGGCAAACTAAAACAGATGCCGACAGCATCTGATATTGGAGCAGTTCCCATCGGCAGAACTGTAAACAGTAAACCTTTAAGTTCTGATATTGTACTGAATGCGGCGGATACCGGAGCAGTAGACGTATCTTTGTTGGGAAAGGAAAATGGTGTTGCTACCTTAAATTCCAATAGCAAGTTGGTACAAATGCCGACGGCGTCTGATGTTGGGGCAGTTCCCACCGGCAGAACCATTAACGGAAAACCTCTTTCCGCAAATGTTGCTTTAAGTGCGACAGATGTAGGAGCGGTTGCAGCAAATACAATTGGGGTTGCAAATGGAGTTGCTTCTTTGAACTCTGATGGTAAATTGGTACAAATGCCAACATTTGATGATTTCTTTGTAAGCGGAGAATGGACGCCGCGAATTAATAGATATACTTGGGATTTTGATGGTTCTTATATCTCATATGGATATTATTATAAATTTGGAAAATTGGTATATGTAGTAGGCAGAATTACGATTACCAATGCAGGAACCGGAGGTAATGCTTATATTGAAGGTTTACCATTTGAAACGGATCCAAGTTTGTGGCAGCAACTTCATGTTATTGTTACTAATAGTGATAATATATGGAGTGGATTTCCACAACAAGGTTCCTGGTTATTGTCAGAAAGTTCCTATCAAGGCACTTTGGGTGCTGATGGACGTCTAATTTATATTGATAATGCCGGCACAGTTTATTCTATCTCCGGTATGTATATCTCTAAAGAATAGGTTACAAAAATATCAGTTGGTATTTTACCAGCTGATATTTTGTATTTTATGAAAAACCAATACTTGTAACAATATATCTCCTATGGTATGATAATTACCAAGAATGGAAGTGATTACACCTATGCTATATTGTTCCAAATGCCATGCATTATATGAAAACGGGACAACTTGTTCTAATTGTAATGAGCCGCTTACAGAACCAAAGCCCGGAAATTTGGTTTTATTAACTGCTGCCATGTATGCTGAATCTAATGAAATTTTAGACGCATTTCGTGCCAGAGGGATTTACATTGATAGGAAACCTACCATTGAAGAGGGTGTGTTTGAACTGTTCGTACAATATGCAGATTGGGAAAAGGCAAATGAAACGTTATATATTGTATTGGAAGATTTAAAAAAGCACGCTCCTTATCAAGGGGAAGAAAATGCCGATGCAAACGAACAAAAACCAAAGCTGAGCAAAGGGAAAAAGTGGGTATTACGTATTGTAGCAGCAGTTGCATTTGGATTGGTCATTTGGGGTGTAGTAGCACTTACGGACTTTGCAATGGGATTTGTAAAGGGCTGGTTTTCCTAAAGTTTAATATGGGGGGATTTTTAAGTTATGAAACAGCTAAAACCGGATACCACATGCATTCATGCAGGCTATGAACCAAAAAACGGTGAACCCAGAGTAGTACCGATTGCACAAAGCACTACATATACATATGACAGTGCAGAAACTATGGGGAAATTGTTTGACCTTGAAGCAGATGGATTTTTCTACACACGTTTAGCCAATCCAACCTTGGATGCCGTGGAGAAGAAAATTGCTGCTTTAGAGGGTGGAGTAGGAGCGATGATTACTTCATCAGGACAAGCTGCTTCTACAATTGCGGTTTTGAATATATGTCATGCAGGTGACCATATGGTTTGTTGCAGCGCAATTTATGGCGGTACCTTCAACTTGTTTTATAAAACATTAAAAGAGTTAGGCATTGACGTAACCTTTTTGCAGCCGAATGCGACAGCTGACCAAATTAATGCCGCTTTTCGCGATAATACCAGATGTGTATTTGTTGAGACATTATCCAATCCGTCATTGGTGGTCACAGACATTGCGTTATATGCAGATTGCGCTCATGCACATCAGGTGCCTTTAATTGTAGACAATACATTTCCTACTCCAATCAACTGTCGTCCGTTTGAATTTGGTGCCGATATCGTAGTACATTCTACTTCCAAATATATGGATGGTCACGCTGTACAATTGGGCGGAGCTATTGTGGACAGCGGTAATTTTGACTGGAAAAACGGAAAATTCCCTGAATTTACAGAACCGGATGAATCCTATCACGGTGTGATTTATGCGGAACGTTTCGGCAATGCCGCATATATTGTAAAGGCACGTACTCACTTAATGCGTGACCTTGGCGCACAGGCAGCACCGCAAAATGCATTTTTATTAAATTTAGGTTTGGAAACTTTGGCACTGCGTATGGAACGTCATTGCTCCAATGCGCAGACTGTTGCTGAATTTTTGGAGAATCATCCAAAAGTGGAATGGATTAACTATCCGGGTTTAAAAAGCAATCCTTATTATGAACTTGCACAAAAATATATGCCAAACGGTACGTGCGGTGTTATTTCATTTGGTGTAAAAGGCGGAAGAGAAGAAGCTGCCAAATTTATGGAGGGTTTGAAACTTGCTTCCATTGTCATTCATGTTGCCGATTTGCGCACATGCGTATTGCATCCTGCCAGCACGACTCATCGTCAATTATCTGATGCACAGCTGGAAGAAGCCGGTGTAAAAGCGAATATGATTCGTTTATCTGTCGGCATTGAAAATCCTCAAGATATTCTGGATGATTTATCCCAAGCTTTAGAACAATTATAA